TCAGTTATTTCTATTATCATATTTGCTCAAATTATTGTCAATTTTTAAGTTTAGCAATTTTTTTGCTTCCATATTGCTACCACGTTGATTCTCTATTCCGCATAAAATGATAAGCTTATTTTTCATCTTTATCATGTAAAGTATCTCCATCGTTTTTTATTTTTAACCCCACTTTGATTCATATCTTGAACTCCTTCCGGTACCATTGGTGAAGGTCTTCTGTGGTGTTTAGCTTGGCCGCCAGCGCCTGGCCACTTTCGACCAGCTTGTAATATTTGTGTTTGAACTCTTCGATTGTTAATACCTTGAACTGCCATTCCCCCGGCATGTATCCTTCAGATATGAAGGTAAATCCCTTCTCGGTCTCCTCTGTAATCTTTCCCGGGATCTCATGGCCTCTATTGGTATCAAAATAGCGGAGGTTGCCTTTGTGCATGTGTACGTCCAGAGCTATGCCGGTGAAACTTTCCTCATCCGGAAGCTTGTATATATAAACAGCTTGTCTGTCCATGATCTTTTTACCTCCTCTTACCTGAAAATAAGCACTTTGCACCGTACTGGCACTGTGCTATTACTGTGCTTTTCCGGTGCATCTCTGGTGCTCTTTTAGTGGCCTGTATCCTACTATTATACTACATCAGATATCTGATTAAAATACCTATTGAAACTCTGGCGCTGGTATTTGACTGCACCTTCTGTAAAGCTGCCGGTTCCTGTATTTACTAAAGTTATTCACCTGAATATAGTTGCTGCCATTTACGCTGTATCGCACGATAAAGCGTCTATCGTGCAGGCTCTGCAGCATTTCATCAACCTGGCTGGCGCTCACATCATCAAATCCCATTATAACCTTCTTGATCTTCCTGGGATTGTCCTCCATGCGTCCCTTGTCATCTACCATGGTCCAGAGGCCTGCAAATAATAATCTGGTTAATGGCGGGAGTTCTCCCATGGCATCATTGTCAAAAATGAGGTTCTTTATATTGCGCATTTGCTCCATCTGCCTTTGAAAAACTGGTGTTATACATGCTTTACTCATACCGTTATCCTCCTTCTCAAATTTTAAGCCGTTATTTTGATGGTGTCGGCGTCTCCAGTAATTAGTCTTATCAGCTGTGCGCCCGCTCTGATTCCATCGATATAGCCCTGGTCATACACAGAAGTTGTAAGATTGTTGAGTTTGTCTTCTGCCGCTATTTTGCCTACTTTTTCAGCCAGTAATGACAAGATTTCCTCTTTGGCTACCTCGATATCCTCCTGAAGATCAGCTGTAGATATGGCATTGGTATTCTCCTCGGTCTGCAAAAAACATGCTAATTGATAAATGTTCTTTTTCATCCTTCATTCCTCCTTATTTATTATTCGTTCCGGAACGGGCACCATGTCGGGCTGGTCCGTGCATACCTTCCTGGTATATGTTTGCCTACCTTCATGCAATCGTGCCGGTTCCCTCGCTTCCCTTCCGGGGTTATTTTGTAGTACTCACACTTCTTGCAGTGTGGGATTGGTTTCTCCTCCGGCAGTATTAGTTCTGCAGGGAACTCCTGTATTAAATCCCCGCCCCAGACTTTCTCCAGCTCTTTGCTGCTATTCATAAAGACCGGGATTTCGGCGGTTCTGGCTGCAGTGACGATTGTCTCTATCCATTCCCGCTTTGGCTTTACTTTGTCCCGCCTATTTCCGGTCTCGGCTCCGATGATGATCCAGTCCATGAAGTCTATGTCGCTTATGTCTATCTCCTCCAGGAGCGGCTCTATATTGATGAATTGGTTATGCTGCTTCCTGGGGAGGAATACTATCTGATCAAGGTCAGCGCTCCTGGTGACGGTCGTCCCGTACCAGAAATTCCTGGAGCGGGGGAGTAGCCCTATGGAGCTCATTTGTTCGTATCTTTGCGGGTACCTCGTCATGAAAAGGTAATTATGCCATGGTGCTGCTTCACAGGCCCTGAATACTTCCTCTATCCAGGTATCCGGGATCCAAGGTCCGAACAGATCCCCCAAGCTGCAAACGAAAATGTTCGCTGGTTTCTTCTTTTGTGCCAGCATTGGCAGGCGGTACCTGTGCATTATAGGTTCAAATCCCACCGGGTCCGGTATAACCTTGCCTACCTGGTTTTTAAATGGGTTATCCAGGATATAAAGTCCGTTTTCATCCTTCCGGAGCTGGCTGGATCCTTTGTTGATCCTCACGTCTCCGGAGAAGCGCTTTGCCTGTTTCGCTGCGTAGCAGTATGGGCAGCCATGCCGGCAGCCGGTGACCGGGTTCCAGGTGAAGTTACACCACTCGATCTGTGATATGTTCATCATCTGTTTATTCCTCCCTTCCTGGTATTAGTCGGTGATAGGTAAAAGGTAAAAGGTAATAGGTAATAGGTAATAGGTTAAAGGTAATAGGCCCGGCTTGTACTGTGCTTTTCTCATACTTGTATGAGACTAATCTGGTGCTTTTTGAAGGTCCTTGATTTTGTTAGGCTTCCAATAGGCGCCGGTATTCTGTCCTTATGTTGCTGCTTTGCGATAGCTGCAGCTTCTTTTCTTATTGTCTCAGCTTCCTCCGGTGTCCTGGCTGTGATCATGATGGTAATTACTCCAGGCTTTAGTTCCCGTGCTACATGGACCGGCGTTTCGTCCTCGTCAATCGTGATTATGTACCTTACCTTTGGCTGCTGTGTGATAGCTGATTGCAAGCTTACTACTTTGGCCATGTCTTTTACCCCCTTTATCAATTTATGTGGTTGGGTCGTCCTCTTCGGGTATGTTTGCCTGCTCCTGGTTGGTATCCACCCGCGCCGCGTGGAGGCGGCAGGCTCTGCGGGCATGGCACCTGGCGGTGCCATTTGTGGTTGGGTTGTCTGTTGATCCGGTTTTCTTTTGCCTGCTGGCTTCCGGTACTGACTTTAAGTTAGTTATAAATTGAACTATGGGAGCGGATCTGGTACAATGTTAGTACAAGACCGCTCCGGTTGGTCTGTGTGAAGCTCTTTACATCAAAGCTTTTAGTCGGGTGCTGATGTAAGGGGCTTTTCTTATGCCACTGTGAAGCGGCGGGATTCTATTTCCTTCAAGTATTGCTTATAAAGTTCTGCATGTGTCGTCTTAAACGCTGCTGTATCAAAGCGGCTGCTTTTTACAACCTTCCAACGGATCTTGAAAACATCAACCACCATTTCATCTACTCCTCTGGCGCTCATCTCAGCTTTAATCGCATCCTGAATACTATTTATTTCTGCCTGAAGCTCTTCTGCCATTGCCTGAAGTTCTTTAAGCTCTCTAACCTTGCTTACTAATTCGTTTGTACTCATGTAATCACTCCCTTTAATTGTTTCTGTTTATAATATAAACGATATTGTTTATAGTGTCAATGACTAATTTAACGTTTCTCAATAAAAGAGAAATAATATCGTTGATTTATTAAATAAATTCGTTTATAATGAGAATATCGAAAGGAGTGGTTATATGTCCGTTTCGGAACAGTTAAAAATTCTATGTGTTAAGCTTGGTATAAGTGTTTCTGAACTCGGAAGGTTATCCGGCAGAAGTCCACAGGCCTTTAATCAAAAGATGAAGCGTGAAACTTTTACTGTCGATGAGCTAAAAAAGATAGCCGAAGCTGCCGGATGCAAATACGAGGGCTCTTTTATACTGCCATCTGGCGAGAAGGTCACATACTAAAAATGGAGGTTGCCAAAATGTCCAATAATGAGATATACAAGTGCATAGCCTGTGGTAAACGCTTCTCCGTGACTATATCAAATGCAGAATATCCCGGCGGGAAAGAACGAGAAAGCATAAATTGTCCCTGGTGTGGTGCTGAAAACGGCAGCGAGGTAACAAGCGGCATTATTACCACCCAGAAAGTAATTTCGGAGGACGGTGATAATCAATGACTTTATATGAAAAAATCGACCGCTACAAACTGGCCATTGATGAAAAGCGTCCTTTTGAAGGTCATTTGCTTCATGAAATTAAAAACTACTACCGGATAGGCCTTACATGGTCCAGCAATGCCCTTGAAGGGAACACCCTCACTCTAAGTGAAACAAAGATCCTCCTGGAAGACGGACTGACTGTCGGAGGGAAGCCTCTTCGAGATACCTTCGAAGCTCTGGGGCATGCAAAGGCTTATGACTTCATGTTTACATTGCTTAATAGTTACCAAATAACCGAGGAAGACGCCCTTACAATGCACCGGATGTTCTATACAGGTATTGATGCCGAGGAAGCGGGAAAATACCGCAGTCGCCCAGTCTTTATAACCGGCTCAAAATATGAAGTATGCCCAGTAGAACGGATAGAAGAGGAAATGAAAAACTTATTCCAGTGGGCATGCTCCGCGCGTAACAAATACCATCCGGTCCAATTTGCCGCCCAGCTGCATAAGCGGTTCGTATTTATTCATCCTTTCATAGATGGAAATGGGAGAGTTGCTCGGTTGCTGATGAATACGGCGCTTATTCAAGACGGTTATATGCTGGCCATAATTCCGCCGGTCTTGCGACATGAGTATATTAGCTTACTGGAGCGGGCTCATGAAGATGATCAACCTTTTATGGACTTTATTGCCGAACGCGTTCTTGAGTCTGAAAAGGAAATTATGAGGTTATTGAATATCCCTTTTCCTCATCTATCCTAAAATAAAATAAGAGCGATATCTGTCTGTTAAGATTCCGCTCAAAATATACCCAGTGGTAATATTTAAGCCATTCCGCTTTTATATGAAAAAGAGAGCCTCTACCGGGATAAAGTCCTGGAGGCTCTCTTTGTGTTTCTGGTGCAGCTTTGATGTCATAGTTCTATTGTATGACATGGAAGGGCCATGGCCGTCAATATTCACTTGGGAAGAGGATTGTTGTCGCAGATCTATCCCATTCGGTAATAATCCAGATCTTTCCCTTGCTGGTCTCATATGCGGCCAGTATCCGCTCGCCTGTCCTGGCTGCCATATCATTCAGATCTTTATCCTCTTGACAAAGGTCTCCCCAGTCATTTTTCCGGTATCGGTTAAAGGCTGCTATGACTTCTTGGGCAAATGCAGGGTTTTCCTTCATTTCATCAGCTACACCTTTTGTTGCGAGTATCGTTCCATATTCCATGGGTTTCTCTCCTTGCTTTAATTTGAGCTCATATTAATGCAATTAACTCCTACTATTAAGGCATACCAGGTGGGTAACATTCAGGACCAGCTCCAAACACGTTGGCGTATTTAATAACGTTCAGCGGATAAGGAGGTGGTTATCCTGATCATTGCTATTAATTACACCGTGGAATATGACGAGGCCCGCAAGGTTTATAAGATCCGGAATAAAAACGCTCCATTTTGCCCTGACTGCGGCCAGCTGCTCTCCGGATATGATACAAGAGCTCGCCATGTCATTGATAGTGCCGGCCAGATCTGCTGGTACCGATTGCGCCGACTAAAGTGTTCAGGCTGCAAAAAACTGCATCTTGAGCTTCCGGATTTTATGGCTCCTAAAAAGCATTATGAAGCCAGGGTAATTCAGGATGTCCTTTCTGGCAAAACCGATTCTTGCCCAGCAGACAACTCAACAATCCGGAGATGGAGGAAAAAATAAACCCACCCAGTTTGCATTTTCTTGTCCAAACGAGTGCATTAATATTATTTTTGCACAATAGAAAAAGGGGGCTTCTTTCGTATGAAAAACAATTTAATAATCATGGCTACTATAACTCTTTTTTCAATCGTTGCGGTTCTTAGCTGTGTTATTATTGGAGCCATGTTACTCGGAAAAAATTCATCAACAGCCAGCACCGAAGGATCTTCAGTCGCTCCAGAGGACGATGCTCCGATTGGAACTCCTGATACAATAGCCATTCCTGGATATGCACAGCTGGTCATGAAGGCCGGAGAGCTTTTGCAGGATGTTGAGCTCTACAACCCGGAGGGTAACCCTTGTTATTTTGTAATTACCATAGCTCTGCCAGACGGTACCGAGATCTTCAAATCCAGTCCGATCAAGGCGGGTCAAAAAACCGACGTTATCAAATTATCGCAGCCGCTGAAGGCTGGAACCTATGAAGGCGCTGTTATGAAATACTCATGCTTTTCTGAATTGGATGACTCGCCTATGAATGGCGCGAATACAAAATTCACCTTGGAGGTGGTAAAATGAAAAAAATCTTTATTGCTTTTGTTTTAATCGTGGCTATGCTGTCGTTGTCAGTAACGGCCTACGCTGAAGATGTAACATCCGCAAGTATGACCGTGACATATGAATACACAGCTCCAGATCCGCCGCCTGATACTACAACCTACATAGTAAACATTCCGGCAAGTGTGACGAATGATAGTTTGGATCTGGTAAAGATAACGCTCTCAAAAAACACAATTCCAGCTGGCAAGGAGCTTGTAATTACATTCGACTACGAAAAGTCAACTCCTAGCGGTGGTTATTTTAAAATCTATAAAGACAAGGGCAAAGCCACTGAGGAGTTCATTACCTGCAGAATATTGACTTACTCGGACAGCGCAAAAACTAACGGCTCTTATTTGGACGGTTTAGATAGAGATGCGGTAGCAGCTAAGTTCTCAGCTGGCAGTACAACGCCATCATATGGAGGCTTCTTGGAGTTCAGGCCATTGACTCAATATGCAAGTGTGAGCTCCGGAACCTATACCGGAACGGTATATTTCAATATTGAGGTAAAGGATGTCGATTAACTGGTTACTCCAGACTCTATTGTGCAGATAAGATCAGCGTGCAGATCCTTCCGGGAAGTTGGTGAACATTTGAGCTCGGCACTGCCGGGCTCTTTTTATATTGTTTTATCATATATCACCCTAAATCCGGCACGTATTTCCCCTTTATTTTGAATTTTAACGCCAGCATGGGTATTTACCTTACCTGCTTTAAATTCGCTCCGTACAAGCCAAATCTGGCCGTTTCTCGCCTGCATTTTCGATATGGACATGTCTGTCCAAAAAAAAGCAAAAGAGCGGATTTTATTCCGCCCTTCTGCTTTTAAGGCTAACCTAATACGGTTCTTTGAAAATCTGGCTAATGCGAGGCATTGCTTTCTCAATAATAGGATCCTTAAATGGTCTTGGAGCCATTCTATCGGTTCCCTCTTCGAGATATGGAGCATACTTTACTTCAGTAGTAATTGCCGGTTTTATTGTTACAGTATTGCCTATTCGCTCGGATGTAGATTGCGGTCTCCAACTCATACTCAGGTTTCCGGTTCGCATTGCAGGCGGTTCTCCTGGTGCTGAAGCAGTGTATTTGCTTTTTGAAAATGGCCGTTTATAAACACGGCCGGAGCGCTTTCCTCGAAGGACAATTAAAGCTGAATTCCGGAGCTCGTTAGCCGCACGGAATGCCCTTGATTTAGCTTGATAAGTTATTTCCTCCACTATTTCGTTTACAGCGCCCTCTAAGCTTCAGCCACTCCTTTCACCGGCATATTTGCAAAAATGCGGGCCAGTCTTTCTGCCAGCTCGTCTCCGATGTCGTCAGTCATTTCGCGGATATAAGCCTTCAGTATGGCCACCACTTTGTTTTCATCGGTGTTGTCTCCGCCGCCTTCAATCGTGAATTTAGGCTCTGCTTTGACTTCCACCTTTATGGTTATGTTCTGGCCGGGTTTTCCGGTTGCAGGCGCTACCGGGATTTCGTCCGGTTCCTCGCCTACTATTCTGCCGTCTTCGTAGGCCCTGACGCCAAGGAGTTCACCGGTCCGCTGCCATAAGTCGAGGCCTCTTTGTCTCTTGCTTGGGCTTAACGGGATAATTCCTTCAGCTCCATCCTCGGCCACTATGCCCATGTGCGGTTTTGTTATAATGCCGCCGTATGCATGCTCAAGGATACTGCCTTTGCCTTTGCTGGTTGTCAGGCCGGTTTCCTTTGAACCTTTCTGACCCAGGCCTCCGAGCCAGTCTTTGAAGCTCTGCCACTTGTCGCCGATCCACTCGCCGATGCCGCCGAGTTTTTCGCCTACCCATTCCCAGGCCTTGGTTGCTCCGGTCTTGATGGGTTCCCAGACTTTCTGTTCAAACCATCCCGACACTCCGGACCAGGCTTCGCTTATGGCATTCTTTGCTGCTGTGAACTGTTCTCCCAGCCATGCTCCTGCTGTCTGCGCTGCGCTTTTCACCGGCTGCCAGACCGATTCATCAAACCAACCTGAAACAGCTCCCCATGTCTCGCTTACCCAGGTCTTGGCCTCGCTCCATCTTTCGCTTACCCACTGGCCTGCCGCCTGGGCTCCTGTTTTGACCGGTGTCCATATTGACTCTTCAAACCATGTTGAAAAGTCTGACCAGCGCTCGCCTATCCATGTTCTCGCATCGTTCCAGCGGTCGCTTACCCATTGGCCGGCTGCTTGAGCTGCATTGCTTACCGGGTTCCATATCGATTCGTCAAACCACCCGGAGAAATCACTCCATTTGTCTCCGATCCAATCTCTTGCCTCGCTCCATGCCCCTGCTGCGATGTTAATTGCTGAAATACCAACGTCCTTTGTCGGGGTCCATATCGAAGTTTCGAACCATTCACTGAACCCGCTCCACTTGTGACTGATCCAGGATACGGCGTTTGAAGCTCCGGTCTTGATGGAGTCCCATGTGTTACTTGCCCATGTCTTGGTATTTTCCCAGAACTTTGATAAAGCTCCGTCTTTGTCTGTTGCGTCTGATAGGGCTTTGCCGGCTTTATCTCCGGTTAAAAGCGCCGCTGCGCCGCCTATTCCTGCACCGATTAAAGTTCCAAGTCCAGGCATGATTGCAGTACCTATTAAAGCGCCTGTTCCGACCATACCTGCTTTGGTTCCTGCGGTTACATACTCATCTTTAGCAACTTTGTTATTGCCTGCTTTGCTTGCTTTTATTCCCTGATAAACATCAATGCCTGCGCTACCAAGTCCGAGGATCCCGCCTATAATTCCGGCTATCCCTGCGGCGCCTGCAGCTGCAGCTCCACCGGCAGTTGTTGCTCCGCTTCCGAGTGCTACTCCTAACTTGGCCAGGCCTGTTGTTAATGCGCCTCCGGACGCTACGTATGTGCCATTAGCAAGCTTCACAGTATTTATAGCATTTCCTGCCGCTCCCGCGGCGCCCGGTAAAGCAAGAGGCATTCCTCCTCCAGGAAGCTTCGGTATTGTCGCGGGTCCTCCTCCAGGTAAGCTTGGAATGTTGTTTATGATTTTGCCCCCGCTTCCGCCTCCTCCAATCGTTGGGCCATTGATGTAAACTACGGAGGCCGTGACGGCCATAGTGGAAGTTATGAAGCTGTCAGGGACAAGAGATCCTGTTGCTGCCGGTACTCCATCTTTGCTCCCTTTTCCGAGGAGATTAATCAAACCTTTACCGCCTTTCCCAATCAGCTTGAAAATTCCGAGCTTTTGAAGGGCCAATGCTATTGCGCCGGCCGACAGCCAGGATGTACTACTTGGTTTCTCTCCTCCTGGAAGCAGCGTTCCTGCGTCTTTGAATACGCCCTTTATGGCGTTCAGGATTGCCTCGCCTACCTTCTTGCCGTCAAATCCACGTGTAAAACCTTCAGCGAATGAAGCTCCTATGCTGGTCCCGTCCTCTACGGCGCCCCTGGCGTCAATTCCGAGTATGGCCAGCAATCCTGCAGAGAGTGCAGTTCCTATTCCTTCGCCGATTTTACCGGCTTTGTCTGCAAGCCAGGCCTTACCGGTTGAATTCCACCATTCGTTGAACGGCTGCGCTATGATTTTATCCCAGGCAATCTTCAGCTTTTCTCCGAAGTTCTTAGCGTCTTTCCATTCCTTGGAGTTGACCATGCGCTGTATGCTGTTTCTCAAGGCGTCCACTCTGGCCATTACCCATTTGGAGATATTTGCTCCGGCTTTCTTCCAGGCCTCTCCCCATTGAGCGATGATATCCTGGTTCTCGTCTATCCAGGTGGTGATCTTTTCAAGTCCTGGCTTTACGCCTTCCCACAAGCCTTGTCCCCATGGCCTCAAGAGTGAGTTTTGGAGAGTGTCTTTAAGGGTTGAGATCATACCTTTGGCCGTCCTGGATTGGTTGTCCATCATTCCGCCGAAGCGCTTATCCATGCCTCGTAACAATGCATCGATAACTTTTGCCGCTTCTATGCTCTCTTTACCGATGTTCGCTATCTGCTCTCCGGTGAGGCCGAGCTCTTCCTGCAGGATCTGGTTAGCTGGCACGCCGAGCTCCTGGAGCTGCAAGAGTTCTTCTGTCTGCGCTCGCCCTTTGGCCTGCATCTGGCCGAGGGCCCTGGTGATTCTGTCTATTCCTTCAGAACCGGCTCCCAGGCCGCTGGCCGTATCGCCTATGGTTTTCAGCATATCCAGCACCTTATCCGCTTCAAATCCGAAGGCCATTAAGAGTTTGCTGCTGTTGATCAGTTCCGGAAATTCGAACGGTGTTTTATTCGCAAACTCTGACGCTTCCTTCAGGAACTGCTGGGCCTTCTCGGCGCTTTTCAGCATGGTTTCAAACGCTATCTGTGTCTGCTCAAAATCCGCGGCTATATCCATCGGTTTATAAATGCCGGCAAAAGCGCCGGTCGCACCGAGTATAGCTCCCTGGATGGAAGTCGCAAAGTTCCATAGGCTTCTTAATGGTGCCGTGGCCAGGTCGATTACTTTCATCGTAAAGCTGAACGTCTTACCCGCTATGCTGCGTGCTTTTGATGAAACTTTACCGACAATGCTTGACGCCCTATCCAGCGCGTCAAGAACGATCTGGTATTTTGTTTTATTCATCTGCTCCAGCCGTTCCTGGGTCCTTTGACTTGCTTTATCAAAGGCATTCAGCTTATTTTTGGCCTGGGACACTCCGGGCTCTGTGTTATCCTTGATGTTTATCGGTATCTCTATCCTATAAGTCTCAGCCATTCTCTTTCCTCCTTTCTGCAGTATTTTTTATTTGATTGATCGTTAGGAGGGAGGAGCTCTGACACAGAAAAGGCAACTGCCGGCTAATGCACTTATAAAGCCTTTCCCCTTTGACTTTCCGCTTTTCACGTTATCCCTCCTTTCTGATTATAGCTTCCCGGACTATTCCTCCGAGCTGTTTTCTGGCCTGATTTCAGTCAAGCAAAAGTCCAAAATGTCGCATATTCGCTTTAGTGCAGCGGTTATGTATTCTTCGTTCATAGGACTGCCTATCTGAATACTATTAACCAGCTTTTTGGTTTCTTTCAGCTTGTCCATGGCCGTCTCATGTGGTGCCTTTTCAGCCGTCTTTCTTGCTGCAGCTATCCTTTCCTCTTGCTGCCGCTGTAGCTCCCGGCGTTGTTTTTGCTTTTCGATGTACTTAGCTCTTTCCTCATTTCTAAACTCTGCAGTAGGATAAAACATTATTTTCACCCCCTTCCAAATTCTTCATTTAATTTTTTTGTAATTGCCTCCTGGAGTTTAGCTTTTATAAAAGCCGGACTTTCCTCTTCAGGGAGCAACTCTATCCCGCCGATACCATATAAAATTACCGTCAGGTCCTTTACGCCCCTGTCTATGTCCTTATATACGGTCCTTCGGTCAATGTTAAATAATTTCATCAATTGTTTATCTGTCAAAGGACTACTTGAAAAATAGTAATATAACAACACATTGTAAATTCTGGCCTTTTCTTCTCTTATGGCTAAGCTCTTATATTTCTGCATTGCCTCCACAAGGATTTCCCTCTCTTCGGGGCTTGATTTTTTATATTTAAATCGATTCAAAGCTCGCCTGACAGCTTTATAACGATTCTTTATAGCCAGTATTGAACAATCTTCAAGCTCAATGAA